CCTATTACAGCTTGTCCAGCAAGTTACGGCTGAACTGAATTTACCTGTCCCTTCCTATGTAATCGGCAATCCTAATCAAGATGTGCAACAAATCTTGGCTTTGATGAATCGTGCTGGATATGACTTGGTAAAGGAGTACGATTGGCAAGCATTAGAACTTGAGTATCGCTTCTATACAAATGCAATAACCACAACCTGCAATACAACTGTTGGCACACAGACACTTACCAATGTTGGTACTACCGCAGGTTTGGATAACACTTACTCTATCGTTGGGACAAGTATTCCCCAAGATACTTATGTAGATACTGTAACTAATGCTAATACTGTTGCTACGACACAACAGGCTTCAGCTACATCTATTGGTGGATCAGTCACATTTAGCAAGACTATCTATACCTTGCCACCTGACTATGAAACCATTACGGATAACACGCATTGGGATAAAACAAAGCATTGGCAGATGCTTGGCCCAGTAGATGCACAGCAATGGCAATGGCTAAAGTCGGGTTATATCTCAACAGGCCCTAGAGTGCGTTGGCGTATTCTTGGTGGTGAGTTTCAGATATGGCCACCCTACAATACCCAAGAATATCTAGGATTTGAGTACCGATCTAAGGGTTTTGTACGCAATACGGCTGGTGATGTATTAAATAGCTTTCAGGCTGATACCGATACAACTGTCTTAGATAATACCGTTATTGTTTTGGCAACTAAACTTAAATACTTCCAAATCAAGTCTTTTGATACTACTTCTTTGTACCAAGACTATATGCGCTATTTGAATGTGGCTAAAGCTAACGACAAAGGTTCAGCTACCTTATCATTTGCACCACAACCAAGTGCTGTACTTATCGGATGGGCTAATATCCCTGATACTGGCTACGGTTCTTAATCATGCCAGCACAACAGCGTAGGGCTACCGCAACATCATTAGCCGCACCTATTGGCGGCTGGAACGCTAGAGATTCTATTGCTGAGATGTCACCGCTAGATGCTGTGACGCTTACCAATATGTTTCCTACGCCTTCAGATGTGCAATTAAGGTATGGATATAGTCAATATTCCACAGGAATTACAGGTCAAGTCTATTCATTAATGAATTACAGCGCACCCACAACTGAAAAGTTGTTTGCTGTAGCTAATGGCGTTATATATGATTCAACCAATTCAGGTGCGGCAACTTCTGTATTTACAGGTCTTGCCAATTCTAAATTTCAGCATATCAATATATCTAATACAGGTGGTCACTTTTTAGTAGCCTGTAACGGTGTTGATTCGACCATGATTTATGACGGTAGTTTATGGTTTAGGATTGCTACCACAACGACAGCACAAACAATTAGCAGTATTACTCATACAGGTACAACTGCAAACCTTACTACCGCTTCTGCTCATGGTCTAGTAACAGGCAACAGAGTTACGATTACTGGCGCAACTGCTAACGATTACAACGGTACTTATGTTATTACCGTTACTGGAACGACTACCTTTACCTATGTAATGGCAACAACCCCAGCGGCAAATGCTTCTGTAGTTGGTAGCTATACAACTGTCGGCATTACGGGCGTAGATTCATCGACCTTTATTAATGTCAATTTATTTAAAAACCGTCTTTGGTTTACTCAAAAAGATACGCTAAAAGCGTGGTATTTGGATGTTAATTCTATCGGTGGTGCGGCTACAGCTTTTGACTTTAGCGGAATTGCTCGTAACGGTGGCTTTTTACAGGCAATGGGGACATGGACTATTGATGCTGGTCAAGGCGTAGATGACTATGCAGTCTTTGTTACCAATATGGGTGAAGTTATCGTTTATAACGGTACAGACCCTACTTCTTCTACTACTTGGGCATTAAAAGGTGTATGGCAACTAGGTCAAACCTTTAATAGACGCTGTTTCTTTAAGTTTGCTGGTGATCTATTGCTATTGACTCAAGACGGTCTTGTACCTTTAGCTTCTGCATTGCAATCATCTCGTCTTGATCCCCGTATCAATATTACAGACAAGATTTATCAAGCTGTATCCCAAGCGGCATCTAACTATTATGATAATTTTGGCTGGCAAGTAAATTATTACGCCAGTTTAAATATGCTGATATTGAATGTTCCTGTTACCGAAGGAACTCAGCAATATGTCATGCACACCATTACTAAATCTTGGGCTAATTTCACTAATATCAGCGCAAACTGCTGGGAAGTACACGGAAAAGCTGACATTTTCTTTGGTGGAAACGGATTTGTAGGTCGTTTTTGGGACTCTACAGACGATGCAGGGTAATATATTAACGCCACAATTCAACAAGCTTACAGCTATTTTGACTCTAGAGCGACCTTACAACGCTTTACTATGGCTAGACCTATCTTTATTACTGATAACTCATTACCGACTGTTTTGGTAGGAATTAGCACCGATTTCAATCCAACTTCCCCAACTGGAACAGCAAGTTTTAACCCTGCCAATGTTCCTGTAGGTAGATGGGATGCTGGAATATGGGACTATAACCTATGGGGTGGTGGTAACAATGTCCAAAAACAATGGCAAGGCGTGACAGGATTAGGGTTTTCAGGTGGAGTTTCGATGTCTATTGCATCGCAAGGCGTTGACTTACATTGGGCATCTACCGATATTGTGTTTGAAACAGGTGGCGTATTGTAATGCGTCAAATAGTAACTGAGAATCAATCTTATTTAAGAGAATGGTTATCAGAAGTAGGAAAGTATGATTATTCGCAGAATACTGCGTGTATTGGACAGGAAAAAGACGGTAAATTGATCGCTGTAGTGGGTTATAACAACTTTTTACCTAATTCTTGTCAGATGCACATAGCTTCTACGGATGTTTTATGGCCAACAAAAGATTTTCTGTTTGCAGTATTTGATTACCCCTTTAACAAACTTAAAGTTAAAGTTATAATTGCACCTATATGCAAAGGCAATGTTAAGCCCTTGAATATGTGCCGAAAACTTGGCTTTGAGCAGGTAGCTGACATACCGTATGGACACCCTGATGGTGACCTTATAGTAGTCGCAATGAAGCGTAATCAATGCAAATGGTTACAACAAGGAGAAAGCAATGGGTTCAACAGTTAGTTCAATATTTGGTGGTGGTGGTGGGAGCAGTTCTCCACCTGCTGTACCTGACTATCAATCGTTAGCCAATCATACTGCGGCTAATAACCTTAAAGGGGCTCAAACAGCTACTGCGGCTAATCGTGTAAACCAAAGCACTCCTTATGGTTCATTAAGCTATTGTCAGACAGGCACAGATGCACAAGGCAACCCAATGTGGAGTGCCAATCAATCTGTTAATCCATTACTACAGCCAGCCGTTGATCAGTCATTATCTAATGTAAGTAATCAGTATTCTTCACCGTTTACTGGTGGCAATCTTCCTTCTTATGGTATTAACCCAAGTCAGACTTATAGCGATGCGATTATGCAACGCTTACAGCCACAGCAACAAATGCAACAAAAGCAATTTGATGCTCAGATGGCTAATCAGGGTATTCCTGTAGGTTCTGAGGCTTATCAAAATGCCGCTAGACAGTTCCAACAAGGTCAAAACGATCAGCGTACTAGCGCAATTACTGGCGGTATGGGTGTCGGTCTACAAGCTAATCAACAACAGTATGGTCAAAACTTAACTAATTACAACAATACTTTGGCTAATGCTCAAGGTATTAAGTCTTTGGCTACACCTAACTACATTAACCCAGCAAATCAGCAAACAACTGCTGGTGCTGACGCTTTAAGTGCTGGTATTGGTGGATACAACGCTCAGATGGGTCAATACAACGCTCAACAAGCGGCTAATCAAAATATGACTAGCGGTTTATTTGGTCTTGGCGGTGCGGCATTAAATTCCCCTGCTGGCACATTTACTGGTAATAATGGTTTATTTAGCACAGTAGGTGGATGGTTCGGATGATAAATCAACAATATCCATATATGGAAGATGTATCAGGTACTAATGGCGGTATGCAAGATACTCGTAGCCAAGATGCCTTGCATCAGGCTTTATTGTTGCGTACATCTCAAGCTAACCCACAAATACAGCCTAATCAGCAAAACAATAATATGCTTGCTCAGATGTTAAAACAGGGTAACAAAAACAATCCTACAAAACCTGCAACTGATTCTACTGGCGCACCTGTTACTGATTACAGCACACCCTATAACCCTGCAACTGGTCAAAATTGGGATGTAACTGGTAGCGGATATGCTGGTAATGGTGGTTATGATCCTACTGCTATGGGTGGAATGAATGATTATTTAAGTCAAATGGGTCTTGATACTGGTGGTTTTACTGGATCAGGAAACTTTAGCATGGGTGGTAATGGTGGATTTGATTTAGGCGGCATGGGTAATATGTTTGATGGATGGGGTTCATCTATTGGAGATTTTTTAGGTTCGATTGGTAGCTGGTTTGGTTCAGAAGCCGCACCTGCAATAGCTACAACCGCAGAAGAAGTTGCACCAGCGGCGGCGGCGGCCGCATAAGGAAAAGACATGGCAGAAGAATATTTAAATCCCGAAGCAATTGCCGCACAATCAGCTATTGCTCGTCAACAAAAATTGGCAGATATGCTATGGCAACAAGGCGCACAACAACCTCAAGGTCAAGTTGTTTCAGGACAATATGTAAAGCCTAGTCCATTGCAATATCTAAGCAATATGGCTAACCAATATGTAAGTAATAAGACTTCAGAAGCCGCTACTAAAGCACAAACTGATTTAGCTCAAAAGTTACGCACTCAAGAATTACAAGATTTGCAAACTTATGGAAAAATTCAAAGAGGAACACCTGCTTCTTCTGTTCAGCCAACAATAGCTGGTCAGCCAATGCGTGATGATGAAACTGGTGCGTTATATCCACCTATAGTTACTAAAGCAATTGCTGGTAATCCTGAAGCCGCAGATTTATTTGCCGCTAGTTCTTATGCTCCTGCATTGAGGGCGGCTGGTATGAAACGCCTTACTGAAGGCCCTAAATGGGAAAAAGCAACAATTCCTCAACAAGATGGCAGTGAATTACATGGTTGGGTAAATTACAATTCTCCTAATCCATTGACTACATTTGTTCAAGGTGGCACTAAACCTGCTTACACACCAATAGAAGGTGCTAGATTTACATACGATACAGGTATGCCTGTACCTACAGGTGCGCCACAAGGCCAAGTAAGACCAGTTCAATCTATGCCAGCACAACCAGTTCAAGGTCAACCAGTTCAAAATGCGCCAATACAAAATGCACCTGTACAGACTTCTGCACCTATGTCTAATAGACAGCCTGTACAAGCTGTTCCTATGTCTAATCAGGTAAATACTGCTACTGGTAACGCTGTTCCTGTAAGTGCAATGAATCGCCCTGCAATGTCACCAAAACAACAAGGCGAAGCAAATCAAGCTGTATTTACAGAACAAGAAAAAGAACGCCAAAAATCATTAAAACAGCTTCCTACTGATATTAATCAGGCAGAACAAGCAATTGCAACAGTAAACCAAATGATCGGTGATGCTCGCTTAAATGATAAGGGTGAAGTTGTTTACCAAAAATACGATCCTACATCTAAAAAATGGGTAGCTGGCGCAGAGCCTCATGGTGGATTTGAACAATATGTTGGTATTGGTGTTCCTTATTTAAGCAATGTACATGGTACTGATACGGCCGATTTTAGGACTTTATACGACTCACTTAAAGGTCAAGCGTTCTTGGAAGCATTTGCTCGTATTAAAGGTGCAGGTGCTATTACCGAAGTTGAAGGCGCAAAAGCTACTCAAGCATTGCTTAAACTTAATAACGCTCAAAGCGAAAAAGAGTTTATTAAGTATGCCCGTGAGTTTCAAGAAAATGCTCAAAAAGGTATGGCATTGGCTAAAGAAAAGGCTGGAGTATCACAAAACTATCGTAGCCCTGTAAATCAACCTGCGTTGCGTTGGAATCCACAAACTAATAGCTGGGTACAGTAATGCCAATAACCGTTGATATTGTCGGAGTAGGGCCTGTAGAGTTCCCTGACGGAATGTCAAAGGATGCTATGGAGTCTGCTTTAAAAAGACTCCCTGCACCCAATAAAGTTCCACCAACAGCAGTAGTCCCATCTAATCAGTCTAACTATGTAACTGGTGATGTACCTTCAGTAGTCGGAGAATATGTACGCCCACAAGTAAATCAGCCTGAACCTAAAACATCAATGATGGACAAAATTCAGGCTTTAGGTGAAGTTCCTTTAGCTGTTGGAAGTGCCGCTATTGCACAGCCTATTGGTGCGGCTTATGGTGTTGCTTCTAATATGTTAAGCCCTGAATTTGGTACTCAAAAGGGTATACAACAAGGTGAAAATGCTGGTGGCGAAGTTGCCAATGCCTTAACTTATCGCCCTAGATCACAAACTGCTAACAACATGATACAAAATGTTGCTGAAGCGGTAGATGTAGCTAAATTACCACCTTATCTTGGCAAAGTTGGGATTGGTGAGATACCTTCTTTTTCACAAGCGGCTAGGATAGCCAAGCCTTTTGTACAAGAAGCTGGTAGGGCTGTAAATGAAACTGTATTACCAGTAGCAAATAAAATGGCTGAATCTTTGCGTTCTGCTCAATTTGCACCAAAAGGTATTATGGCATCCGCTCCTACAGCAGAGGCTTTGGCGCAAGAAGCGTCTGATTTATACGGTCAAACTAAAAAAGGCAATATTTCATTTAAACCTGAAGCATTTGGCGCAGAAATGAGTCAAGTTGGTAAAGATTTGCGTGAACTTGGTTACCATCCAAAATTGCATCCTGATGTAAAAGTTGCTTTAGATGAACTTAAAAACACCAAAGCACCTAAAGATATGATCGAATTACAGGCTTTGCGTGAATTTATTACCAATGCAACAGGTAGCCAAAACCCCAAAGAAAAAATGATCGCAATGGCATTAAAGGATAAGTTTGATAACTATATTCTTAATGCTCCTAAAGAAGTTATTGCTACTGGTAGTCCTGAAGCTATTAAAACATGGGAAAAAGCTAGAGATGCGTATAGTCGTATGCGTAAATCTGAAGTCTTTACCGATATGCTTGATAGGGCAGAGTTAGATAAAACTAAGTTTAGTATGTCAGGCACAGAAAATTCATTAACTGCACAACTGCGTCAACTGGCTAAAAACGATAAAAAAATGCGTTTATTTACGCCTACAGAACAAGAGGCTATTAAACAAGCCGCTAAAGGTGGTAATACTCAAAATCTATTGCGTTATTTTGGTAAATTTGCGCAACCTGGCCCAGTATCATTTATTGATCCATAAATGGCTACAGCCGCAAGCGCACCTTTAGGTCTTGCCGCTACTGCTGGTGCAATGGGAGCTAGGATTGCCGCTACAAAAATGAGAAAATCTGATGTAGAGAAACTTGCCGCCATGATGAGGGCTGGAACGTCAAAAAAGGTTAAAAAGGAATCGAAATGAGTAGAAACGGATCGGGAACATACAATCTCCCTGCTGGTAATCCAGTAGTTCCAGCAACGGTAATTAGCACTACTTGGGCTAATACTACCCTAA